ACACTTCTTGCACATTCAGGAGTTGCGCCCATACGCAACATTTTCAAATACATATTTTCGGCATGTTGCATACTCTCACACCATAATGAATACATAGAATCCCCAACAGCCCACTTGAAGGGACGAATAAATGTAAGTTCATTATTAAATTTATCTTTGCCATAATTACAATATCTGGTAGATTCCTGGGAGAATGAGGCTAATCTATGTCTTACTATTTCATGGGAAATGCCTCTGTCGCAAATAAACAAAACTGAAACGGAGTAATGTTCTAGTATAGATTCATGTTTTTTAGTGATGCAATTTCGAAGTAAATTGATATCTTGTTTTAATCCTTTAGAATTGGATTTGTAGCATGTTCGAGCGGCATCGGCACATTGTGTAACAGCCGCAATATATGCAGGTTCTTTAAGTATCCTATAGGAAGCATCCACAATCTTCATAAAGCACCCTCCATCTTTTGTATTAAAGAATTACAAACACCATGTGCCAATTCCATTTCCTCTTTCTTATTTACTTCTGTATCAAAAGAACAATATATTTCGAATAGACATTCACATATATAATCCCATAGCATGTTGATGTGGATGCATTTATCTGGAATATATTCTCTTGTTCTTTCAGTTAATTCAATCAGCACATTTATCCAAACAACATCTGTTCCTCTAATACCTAATAAATCAAACTGCCTTTCAAACTCACCAATACCAGCATCAATCATTCGTTTGTATTGTTTAGCACGTATTTTAGAAGTACAAAAACACTCTGTTCCAAACATCTTTAATACAATATGTCGGCGGTATTCTATTATTCGTTTGCATAATTCTTTATTAGAATTACTTCCATTTTTATTTATAGAATATAATAGAATCTCCAACATATCTAATGCAAATACTTGTCGTCTTTTATTTATAGAAAAAGAACTACTCATAAATCACCTGAATGGACAATAATTGGCATCATTGGAATTGTATCCTGTTTGCTTATCAATTATTTCATCGTACTGCAATTCTAATGCTTTCTTGTTTTTTTCCTGTAATTCTTTTTCACGTGCTATTTTCCTTCTTCGCATCACCCTATATTTGTTGGTTTTAAGACATTCCGGATTATTACATACTTTCTTCAATGCTGTTTTTGGTACATGTTGATATACGGAACCACAAATGATACACAATCTTGTTTTGTTGCCAGTTAGAAAATCTTTGAATACTTTATCTCTGTATCGTTTGTATCTTTCTTTAGCATGTTTAGACACGCAAGAAGGACGCCCACATATTGTATGATTCTCTCGTTTAGGCTTAAATAAACGCCCACAATATTTACAAGGAACCAATTCATGTTGAATGGCGTTTGTTTTTCTGCGTTTCAAATATTTGTCATTTTGTATCTTCTTTCTCTTTTTATGGCATTCTGGATTGTCACATATTTTGTGATTGCTTCCTCTACTCACGAATGGGGCTCCACAATACTCACAATATGTAATATCGCCCTTCATACAAAACTCCTATTCAATTTGCTCATGTAATCTTGAAGGCGTAACACCTTTTTGTCCTACATACTTTCCACTATATCCTTTATCCACCCCAGATGCATAGAGAAATACCACCTGACAAATAGGCATTTTTATTGGTATTCGCATATGGCAGTTATTGGCATTGAATAATTCCAGTGTGATATTGCCTTCGAAACCAGGATCTATAAACCCTGCATTTTGAACGAATAAACCACTTCTACCGATACTAGATTTCCCCTCCACATAAGCACCTATATATGTAGGAATACTAAACCATTCTACCGTACTTCCAAGCACCATTGTTAATGGAGGTATTATCACATATTTGTTGAATGATATTTGTGTTGATTCACGCTTTTCAAATATATCTATAACATCATCTTTGTGAACATTCGCATGAAAGATAAATTCCGTATCTAATAAACAATCATAGCTTGCTGGTTGGCATTGTTTTTTTCGAAATGGTTTTACCAGTTGTTTATTTGCTTGAACTATGTCACGCCCTAAAATCATCGCTTTGTCCTCTTAATAAAATTGACGGGTGCCTTATTGCCCAACATATCAAAGAATAATCTTGCGTCTAAAACAACAAGCTCTTTACTGTTGTTTTTCTTTACGAATAAGAGCCAATTTGTACCGGGTAAGGTATTGGCCTCCGCTTGCTTTATCCAAGCAGGGATTGACCATGTTTCTTGCCATTTACATTCAACGGAAAATGGAAACTCCTTCAGCACATGGGACTCCATGCGCACATCACACCCACTCTGTCCCATAGGTCTAGATTCTATTGGGCAATCTTCCCCATTACTACCCCATTCATATCCAGTCATTTCAGATATTTTCTTACAAACCCATTGTTGCAATTTTCTTCCTTTTGCCTTTGCCGACTGAACACTTATTCTTTTCTTTGCCAAAATAAATCTCCCAATCTTCATCTATAGATTGTGCAAGCCATTTCTTAAATCCAAATTGTTTGAAAACAGAACGCAAGCCTTCTACCGAAAACATATCTTGTTGCAATGTTGGTGTATTACATCCCGGTAATGGCAATTTAACCAACCATTCATTTCGGTTAATAATGTCTGTGCCATTCAGAATGTCTTTATATTTTTTAGATGTTTCTTTTAACTCGCCCCGTAAATATTTTATGGCTGTTTTCTCCCCCACTCCCATAATACCCGGCACATTATCGCTATTGCATCCTGCAATTTGCTTTACTTGCACCCATTGGGCAGGGGTAATGCCTTTATGTGCATTGAGCCACGCTATATCCCGTATTTCTTTATCCTTAATATTATACAAAGAAACACGATCAGAAATAAGCTGTAATATATCGTCATCTGCTGTAACGATTATTTGCTCACATTCCCAATCGTGTGCGATTTTAGCCATAATATCATCGGCTTCGTATCCTTTTTGATTGAATATATTTCTAAATCCAATCTTTTTAAGGATATTATGTTTCAATTCATTAAACTGTTTGTAATCTTCAATATCTTGTTCTGTAATTTCATGTTCTTTCCTTTTTTCTTTATAGAAAGAATATCTTACTTTCCTGATAGATTCCAAATCGTCCCATACAAATATAATTTCGCTTGGTCTCAAAGTACGTGCCAAAAGAAATAATTGACCAAGAAAACCATAGATAACACCTGTGGATTGTCCTTTGTAATGCATGGCTCCTGTAGTGTGTTTTGCCTTATGGCAAAGATAATTACAATCCAATACCATTATTGGATTCATTTAACTCTCCTCTTTCTTTTCCGGGAGACTTCAAATTTACTTTCTATGTCTTCCCATAAATCAATAACAGCATTCTTCAACTTCTTTTCCAGGCGATGCTCTTCAATAGTAGCAATCGCATCTTCTATTGATTGCCCTAATTTCTCATCTCCCAATACGTATGTGGTGGATTTGGTATTGGTTTTTAGATATTGTAGATTGGACCGTATATCGTCAATTCCATAATCAAAAATAATATATAAAGGAGCTGTATGGTATGGCTTCCACACACTGGATTTATATACTTCAACTTGGGATTCAATTCCAATTACTCGTTGTTGTTCCTTTCCAGCAACCTTGATTTTTTTCTTTATTTTACTTCCTGAAGAAAATCGCAAACGCAAACTGGAATAAAACCCGATAGATTCACCACCGGGAGTTCGGTATTTTTGACCATAAGGACCAGCATTTGGATTTTGACGTATTTGGTTTGAGCAAACCATTAGATAATTTTTCTTGGACAATACTCTTGCTGTTAATCGGCATTGCTCACTGAATTCTTTAGCTCGACGCATTCCCATTTTATCACCATCTTTACTATCCATTTCTTGGTTAGTAGATAGTGCGGCTAAAGAATCAGCAAAAATACCATGTATTACACCATTGTCAGGCACATCCCACGCACGAATTGGTTTGAATACTTCTGGAACTGTATCAGGTGTATCATAATCTGTATTTTCTACATTGTAATCAAAAATACTAGCAAATTGCGCATTCAGCCTAGCCTCTGGATCGCGGAACATTATTTCGCCACCTTGTCGCTGCACAGCTCCCGCTAATTCGCACAGCAAAACAGTTTTGCCAGCACCACTAGGCCCAAAGGCTTCTACCAATATTCCCCCGGGAATACCGCCACCGCGTACCCGACCACCGCTAATAGCCAAATCTAACAATGTACTGCCAGTGGAAATCATTATTTCTGTATTCCCATCCAAACTATTTTTCTTTTTCGGTTTCTTGGTAGCAGTCATTTGGGCACTTAATTTTCTCTTCATACATCATCCTATGCCATAGAGGTTTTCAAATCGTTTTATTATTCTATCTATATATGGAACAGGCATCCTTTTTACTCTCAGAATCCGCTTCAATTCTTCTTCATATTGTCTAAATCGTTTAATACGCACATAATCAGCCCAACCCAAAGAACGACTATTTGCATCTAATCTACGTTGCCATTCTGCATACGCACGATTGGCCAATGTATTTATCATTATTTCTTCATCTTCCAATCCTTTAAGTCGTTCTTGTATTATATTTCGAATATATGCTGATTTACTTGTATTTCGATATAAACAATATAGAGTAAGATAATCGGCGACCCGTAGCGGCACTTTGACCGCTACGGTTTTTTCACCTATTTGTCTTTCATTACAGAATACACCAAAAGGCGAACGCCGACTCATTTTATGCCTCCTTTTCCTCTATGCACTCATCCCACAAATCACAATCATCACAATCATCAAACTCCTCACAATCTTTTCCAAATGTATGCCCAAAAGGACACTTTGATTTTGTTTTGGACGATTTCTTTTTACGGGTTGGTGTTTTGGACGATTTCTTTTTACGTGTTGGTGTTTTGGACGATTTCTTTTTACGGCCAGTTCCCTTACAGGCTTTGCACATGCCTCCTTTGGATGCTTTACCGGAACCACCACAAGCAATGCACCTTTCTTCTTTCGGTATATCTACTTCTTCTTCCTCTTCTTCCTCTTCTTCCTCTTCTTCCTCCTCTTCTTCTTCCTCTTCTTCTTCCTCTTCTTCTTCCTCTTCTTCCTCGTCTTCTTCCTCGTCCTCTTCCTCGTCCTCTTCCTCGTCCTCTTCTTCGTCCTCTTCTTCGTCCTTATGCTCATCTTTCAAGGACGATTTCTTTTTACGGGAGTGCTTCGGGGTTTCTTCCTCTTCCTCTTCTTCAACTTCCAAAAACAAAGACTCAATCTCCTTGTAAGACTTAATATCCAATAAATCGTCCAAACAAGGAATTTCATCGAGGATATCTTCATCGTATTGATCTTTACGATCCTTAAAATCAATACGAGAAATGCCCGCATATTCATTCTTACCAAATTTCTCTGTGGAGAATCGAATACTCAAAGACAGCCCTTCTTCCAGGTCAGGGAACACACCACAATCTTCATCTTCGTCCAGTTCTTCGTTCAAATTGTCCTGAAACAAAAACTGACTCATATCCCATATATGCGGAAGTTCTTCATACTTTTTGTTATTCTTGGGAATAACAACATACAGGTTTCTTGCAGTTGGTTTCAATGCCTTTACAGCATCGTCCGTGTAATCTGCGCCTTCTCTCAACAAAGTAGCACGGTATTTGCAAATAGGACATTTCTTCCCAATACTTCCAGGGCATATAACGGCCTTTTTATCAGCACCAATATTACGATGCAGTTTGAACGGTCTCTTATACCACAAATCACCAACAACAGCGATCTCTGCAGAATCATCACGATCAGGATGTTTTGGATCTTTGACCACATAAGGCATAAAATCCAACACCGCCCTGCTTCCTGGTTCTGCGTTGAATATATTTACTCCTTTGGGAAGTTTGAGATGCCCATAACTGGCCCCTTGATTCTTTTGTTGCTTCGCATTAGCGGTAGTTTTTCCACGAAACTTGCTTACGCTTTTCTTCGACTTTCTTGCTTTCGTCTTTGCCATTTTTTGCCTCCGTTTTTCCAAAATTATTCTTCAAAACTTCCATTTTGCCTATGTGCCATGCCTTACTTACATATATGATGTAAACAGGCAAGAATATTAAAACAATCAAGCACATCGCTACCAAGGATAGTAATTGCATTGCACTCATTTATTCCTCTGTATTTTGATTGTTATGCAATGCAATTTGGCTTTTATATAAAGATAACACAATAACACCATAACAAATCATGTCCAACAATGTATCTTCTAATTTCTCATCCTCAACTCGAGCCTCATTTCCATTCATTAGATTGCAACAACGATTATATTTATCTTGCAATCTAATAAACGCACCAACATGAGGAGGAACCCCTACACGCAATGAATCCTCGAAGTTAGATAATGCCTCCTGTTTTCCAGAATAATCATTATCTTTTTTCTCCAGCATTTGTTTGGCTTGTTCCAATATAGCACGGCATCTCTTCATTTCTTCCTCCTGGAAATTTTGACTTTGTTATCTGCTTTCTTTGATCTCTCCTTTGCCTCCCATTCTTTACTCAAATCTCTTGGAACGGAAGGGCCAGCAAAATAAGAAGCACTATGCAAACGAACAAGATTTTCAAGTGCCGTTTTCTTTTGGTCAATAGCACGGACAGCCGCCACTGCCATTTCATATTCATATTTGGCCTCGATATATTCTTGTTGGCATTCTTGGTGTTCGGCATTTTCAACGATTGCACTAGATACTGCCCCTTCAGTAATTTTTTTCAATCCATATTCTTCCGGATTGGTGCGTATCTGCCTATCCAATTTCGCTTTACAAATTTCCAACTGTTCTTTTGCCGCATCAACCTCTTGTTTACACGCTGCCGAATGGGAGCAGTACCTAACCATTAGAGTCGGCTGCATAAGCCATTCCGTATCCAGCGCACTTTCATCGATGTAGACATCGCCCAAGTAATCTAAATCAGATTGCATAACAAGTAACCCCCTTTTATATTATATAATAGTATAAACATCGTGTTTTGTTTAGGGCAAATTCGCAATTATTCACCATTTACTATACTATAACAAGCAAAAGTTAATCCAGGGAATCCTGTATTATAGAATGGCTCGATAAATTCTTCCATGATAATTGCGGCTTGATTGTTAGTGCCTTTCAACAATACAGCATTACAATATCCCAATACCGCTCTTCTAATGCTCTCCGGATCTTGGGTTTTCAATCCCTGCAATATAGATGCGACCTTCTTCCAAGGTGCATTGCCCATAAGAGCACGGCATAATTCGATTGTTTGGGATTGTAATTCGGCCGCTCTTTTTGCAATAGCTAATCGTTTATCAGGATCTGCATTCAATACCTGTTCCAATATTTGTAAAGCGTCTCTACAATGCCCCAAACTATCTTCAATAATCTGTTCATATATATTCTTGGATAGTTTTGCACCTTCGGACTTTACAACATGCCGCAACAACTTAAACATTTGTGCATCGTCTAAAAT